AAAAGTAAAATAGTCCTCATTAAACTAAATTCATTATGTTCCAACCAATCACTACTTTTACGCCGGCACTGGGTAGCACAGCTTCACCCTACTTCGGCACCATCAACATCACGAACAAACTTTGCGCCTCCGTATGCCGTGAGGTGGGTTTCGTTCTTTCACCGCAGGTTACTCCTGTAAGTATCGCATCCATCGGTATGAGTGAGTACGTCTTAACACTCAACATTCAAGGCGTATATTCCTACAACAAATGCAACTGCGGATGTTCCGGCGTTATGTCACAGCCACTCTTAACACAGGTACAAGTACCTATCTATTCGGCTTCGGACATAACATCCATGCCGACAATTACCATCGGTACGGTTACAAACACCATCTCTACCGTTGGTTGCCAGTCCTGCGGTAAAACAGCCGTGACGGAGTTTCCGATAATAATTACCCTTGCTTGACTTCCATGTGGATAACCGTATTCTTATGCGTTCTAATAACAACGCTCGGCATTCACTTAGGGTTATTCGAGGCGGTATCGGGTGTTGCGCAAAAGATTCTATCCTGCCATAAGTGCTCTACGTTTTGGCTTACAGCCTTTGCGCTCTTTATGCAGCACCGCGACATCATCACAATCCTTGCGCTATCCATATTCGCATCCTATATCTCCGTATGGATGTATTTCCTAATTGTTGAACTTCAACATTTATACTCATGGCTAAACGAGAAACAAAACAAACGAAAAGGTCAATCGTGACGAATATTTATCAACCACTCCCGAAACTTTCAATCGGGTGTCCTAATTGCTAATAATATGAAGAGTTATTACGAGATAGTAAAGTCAGCCGACAAAAGCGGCACCTTTACAAAAGAAACAATGTGGGATTCTGTTTGCAGCGTCAGTAAGCTACTTGACACACTTAAAGACAGCGACCCGGATAAGTACTACGAATTTATGCGACAAGAGTTCGGACGTATGAACGCCTACCAATATGACGAGGAATTTGCTCGATACGATGTAGGACAAATGACTTGGCACGACAAGGACGGAAACAAACACTCCGGCGAATATTGGTCTATCTCCGACATTGAAGATGCAACCAAAGATATGCAGTTCCCATCCTCCGTTACACGCTGGACGAAATACGTTGCATTCAACATCTTCGCAACCGACCTTGCCGCATCATCTTCGCCTGCGCAAATTCTTAAAGACGCATACGAGTTCTTCTTTCATGATGAGGATTTCTCTTCGTCCAAGGATGAATACTCTCCCTGCAAGACATTTAAGTATATGGAATTTGTAAAAAGGCAGAAAGCATGAAAGTTAGAATAGATACTCATCTTGGCGATATTGAAGCCACCGTCATTATATCTCACGTTAGAAAAGACGAGATAATTGACGTTATCAACGCTATACAAAGAGAGAAAATAAAGTCTGTATTCGATAAGGTGTTTAACCTTTAAAGAGAAGGTTTCTTTTCATACTTCACTCCAAGAGAAAGTCCACCTTGGTTATCACAACCCGGGTGGACTTTTCAAATTTGCTAATAACAAATAAATCTAACCTTAAAAATTTATAGTAAAATGAGAAAAGAATTTCCTACTTAACATCCTTGTAAACATGGACTTTACCATACTTTCGCATAAAAATATTGGCAGATAAAATAGCTCTCTTATAAGCCAGCTCCTCTTTCTCGGAGAAACGCCACCCCAAGTGGCTCTTGTTCTTATGCGTCAGATCGTCCTTAGTAACCTTAATATTCTTCTTTGCTCTTTCTGCGTCCACACTTTTGTTGTACTCGTCCGGATGCAGGACATACTCAACATCTCTCGTAATAATATCGCACACATTCTTAAAGTCCGAATCATCATCGTACTTATCAATTGCCAGTGTCCTACATAATCCCCAATGCGTTCTGCTTAGCATGGATATTTTGGTCATATCTATGGTAGATACCTTGTACTTTATCGTCACGTACATAAGAACAAGCCTGCTATACTTAGCGACCTCATCGTTCTTTGCCAATATATCTTGTCGTTTCAAGTTCAATCTATCGCCGACAGACTTTAGTATAATTTCAATCGTTTTCATATCTATACTTCTCTTACTTAAAAATCTTTTGCAAAGGTAGAAATTTCTATCCAATGAGCCAAGAAAAGCGCATCTCTTTTTTAAAAAAAGTTCTGCTGCTCACCTCCGGCAGGAAACAATACCTTATCGACATCTTTAGGTTTGTATATCTCGATAACGTCTATCCCGTGAAAATACCGCATCATCTTTACCTTTAACGTGTACTCCTTTGGAAGAAGAAACTTTGAAATCTTCACGTCAAAGACGTACTCTTTATCTCCTTTTTGAAATCTAAAATCTGCCGTATAGGTAATGGGTAATTGTACCGTTCGCTCCTTTACTTTAACCTTTGTCTTTAACTGAACAGTGTAGTTCTCTTTGATAGCCGGTATCAGTTCATACTTCGGATGGCACTCCAAGTTAGAAATAAGCCCCTTGCTTTCGTAGGACTTTAGTATCATATATACTTCGCTCTCACGTTTGGAGTCAAAGGTGATACCATCGTAAACGACCTTCTTGTTTCCGTATTTGTTTCCACTACAATTTTTGTTCAACTTCTTCATGCTATGGTGCTCTTTTAAACACCACAAAGTTACTGCTTTTCATTGTTATATCAAAAACTTTACATCAAAAATCGTCCGTAAATACCTCAACTTCTACCCCCGGATGTCCTACCATCGGCTTTATCCCGGTGGATTTATACACGATTTTTTTGAATAATTCCTCATCGGAATAGTTGTCCGATAAGTGTATCAGCATTAAAACGCTCATATTTTCGTTTTGTAGGCGTTTTATCGTGTCGATGGTAGTTTGTACCTCCATGTGCGTTTCGGAGCGGCTACGGACTTCAAAACCGTCTGCAATCGCATTTAGCAACATCTCGGTAGAGTTGTTTGCCTCGATAAGTAACGCATTTACCCCTTTTACATTATACCCAAAGTATTGGCAGTCCGTTATAAAGAGTATTCTTGTTCCATCCGTAACATTGTCGATAACGTAAGAATAACACTCGCAATCACCATGCTTTACAAGCAAAGGCACAATACGAAAATCACCCAATGCGTATTTTGCTTTGTGCTGTATCTCGACAGCCTCAACTTTTTCACATACGGACTTTGGAGCATATAGCCTCAATCCTGTCTTATGAAAATTCTTGTATGTCGCAAGGTTAATGTGATCGCCATGAACGTGCGTTACCAATGCACCAACACAATTCTCTAATTCAAAGTTCATCGCCGACAGGTACTTCTTCCAATTACAGCCTAACTCCAATATTAGTTTTGAGTTATCGCTCTCAATCAGATAGCCGTTACCTGCCGAGGATGAACCCAGCACCTTAATCTTCGTCATTTTGGAATGCTTTTTGCACCTTATCCTCAAAACTCTTAATTGCTCTTTCAATATCCGTCTTGAAAATATCAAGAATGATTTCCGCATTCTCCATGAGCAACTTCTTGTCCTCGTCAGTGAGATTGTATTTCGGACGTTTTGTAGAACCGTTTTCTTCCAATTTACCCAAATCGACTTTAATGTCTATCTGCCGAGGCTTGTCCTGCTCTATAAACCTTTCACTACTAATTGTAAGCTCATCTTTTATCATTCCGTTAATCAATATATACAGAATATCTTCGTCCAACCATTTCGCCTTGTGAACAACATTAAAAGCACCTTCTCTAAGAAAACAATCCTCACCTAAGTATGGTTTAATAAAAGTCTCGATAAATGAATCCCTTCTTTCGCATGGGGCAACACACAAGGGAGTGTCTTTTTTCATGTGCTCGCTTACAACTTTAGCCCAATCAATACGTTTGTACGGATTTAGCTGCTCAAAGCATTCGTCCGGCATTGTGAAATAATCGCATATCAATATTTTTAGTATCTGTTTCATACATTAGTCCTTTAAAAAATCCATCAATCCACCCGTAAACTTTAAGAGAAAATCTATTCCAAGTTTTTGAACAGGTATCTTTTCTTCTCCATATCCATGGAAATACAATCTTTCTTCCGGGTCTGTTCCGCAGAATACGGTAATGCCAACCTCCGCATCACACTCGCCGGTCTCCGTATCAACCGTAATGTAATCTAAGCCATTATTGCTCATCAACGCGGCAAGATAATCACAAAGCAAATCCATAAAGTAATATTTCCTATTGTGTTTATCCTTGAAAAGGTTGAAAAGTTCCTTTTCTTCGTCCATTGTGGTCTCAATCTGCGAGACAGCCAATTTTATTTTATCCTTGATTTCTTCGTTCGTCATTTTCATAACTACATTATTTGATTTTTCTTTTCTTACTAATCAACAACTTCAATCGTCTACGCTCATAGCGTGACAAATCCATCGGAATATTGAACCCGTACTGGTCGTATAAACCAAGTAAGGCTTCATCGTCTTTAGAATATAACTTGTCTGCCATTTCTGTACTTATCGTCTAATCGTTCAAGATAACGCCTTGCGGCAAAATATTTCTCCATATCAAGACGAATAAGTTCGACCAGAAATAACGTCTGGTCGAAAGCGTATCGACCATAACAATCGGTCTCCTTTTCAAAGGATAGGATTATTAAATATATGCGTTTGATGTGGTGCCGAAGCATATTATTACCTTTCGCTTTCTTCGCTTTCTTGGCATGGTGATAAAGTGCTCTGCTTTTATCAAATGGCATTACATCTACCCGTGGCTTTTTCGGAACGGACACAGTGAACGAATAATCCTGCGGCGTATCTTCTTGCACGATAAGATTTCCGCTATGTTTGTCCTGCCACGAAAACTTCACATCGCTCACATCGTAGCTTTTATCACCTATTACTATCTTCGTACTCATAGCTTGGAACTTCTTAGTTTCTTTACAAACTCGTCAGCGTCGTGGATATATCCATCGGCCCCACGCTGTACCATAGAATACATCTTCATCGCAAGCTCGTCTCGAAGGCGTGTATAATAATCATCAATCGCTTGCTTAGCCTGCAGAATCTCGTTTACAGCAGCTTTATTAACGGTAAAAGTTTCATCGTCATTGTTGTGCTTGATAAAGTTCTCGTGGAACTCTTTCATCGTCTTTTCGAGATATTCTGCGTGCTCTTTCTCCGCTTGTTCACTACGTTCTTCCGAAAGTTGCTTTATTACGTCCTCCATTACATCATTGTCGTTTGAGATTGTTTCGTTAAACTCATTAACTCTATCGAGAAGAACTTCCCATCGGCTACCTGCAAGGTGTTCTTTCACTTTCTCTTCCAGTTGCTGTTCGGCTTCCTCAAGAGATTCCGGCTCTTTTATCTCTTCGGCTCCTTCCGTAGAGTATTCTACCTTCTTCGGCTTTACAACGCTCTCAACCATATCTATCGGCAGTTAAATTCGGACAAAATGATTTCTGTCAAATTGATACGTTCCGGTCGCTGCCTCCAAACTTGTACTATCCACTTGCAGACCAACCAGAGAGACCTCCAAATCACCTACAAACCCCTCTTTAGGGAAATATTCACCTATACTTTTCATACTCCAAATATTTTAATCAAATCTTCCTTCTGCGGAACAAATATCACAATTAAGAGAGATACCGCAGCGATAATAATAAACGCCTTGGTTATTACGCTTATTTCTCCACTTACTATCCATTCTGTAATAGCACCAACGAGAGCTGCTATAACAGAAAATATCAGAACAAAGATAGCCACAAAGCTCATTGTTCCTAAAACACTAATCCAATACATACTACCACCATCTATAAATTAAATACCCGAAAACTACCACAAATGCAATCAACGCAACCTGCGGAACCAACATACAACACCACGCAGCCAGACAGATAATGCCGACTACTATAAACGCCGTAACTAATAAAATCAAAAATTCTTCCATACTATTCAAAATATTTACTACATACAAAATCTTTTCTCGGAGCGAACTCCTTAAAATCCATAATCGCATAAAACTCACGGCGCATAGACCAACGAGCCATATCTCTTTGCCACTGCGGTATCACTTGGTGAGGGTCGTTAAAATCCCTGTACGGCTGCGTGACCAACCGTACGCGAGGAAAGCTCTTAAAGTACGTCAGTCTATTATAGCACTCGTCTATACTTCCGTGCAACATCGCGTACATAAGATAGTGAGCAGGCCTGCAGCGGTACGCATCTATCATTCGCATAGCCTCAACGCAATACTCAATCTGTTTCTTAGTGTCGCATCCGAAACGAATCTCCGTGAGCCAATGTACTTTTGATAACAACTTAGCCACTTCGTCCGTCACCAATCTTGCGTCCAGTGCTTGGTTGAAATCTACCCTATACTTCTTCTCCGCAATCTTTTCGATTTGAGAGAGTCCGTAATCGCTTGCCAAGATGTTATTATCCATAAGCACTAAATGCGTCCTTCCGTCCACTGCAATCTCGTCCACATCTCTATATGGTTGTACCCCCCCCCTCTTTTAGGGGAACAATACACCACTTACATTTGTTCGGACAGCCGCGCGTTAAAAATCCGTAGGCTGTTTTACGGTCGATATACGGATAGATGGAATAGTCCGGCTGCATAGCGTCTATCTCTTGTGGCAGGCGCGTCTTGTAATCATACCCTGTTCCACCCTTTATGACTTCGCAATGAAAGTCATACGGATAGTCCTCCGAAAACTTGAACACCTTACTCTGATATACCTTGTCATATTCACCAAACAAAGGATCCGCCCACTCTACTACATCACCACGCATCTTATGGTACGCTGCAATCTTCATTTGTGCAAGGTTAGGGAATCTACCCTTTCCGTCTACATCAACCAAGCCTATCCTCATATCCATCTTACAATCGTATCACCGCTGTATCCTTTTTCCCAAACAAACCACGAATAACTCTGTACACCTGCCACTCCGTCAAATATGCCGTTTTTAGCGCATTTAACGCGCTCTGAAAAGACGAACACATAATGGGGGGGGTAATATCAAATATGCGCTCTCTGCGCCCCTTTCCCTCCAAAAACAGCGTCCTAAGAAACATAGCACATACACCACCTTCCGGTAGCAATCTTAGTGCGTGCTCTACAAAGTCCACCGCATATTTGTACGGAGGATTTGTTACGATGTTCTTAGCTCTCGTTGTAAGCTCGCAAAGAAAGTTCACGCCGCCTTCTCCATAACCTCTATCCACTAAATCGGACGAAACTACTTCAAAGCCGCGTTCTACCAACTTTTTGGCGAGATGTCCTTCTCCGCAGGCGCACTCCCATACACGCCCCTTTAGTGGGTAGACAGCCAGCAAGCTATCAACCGCTTTCGGGTCAGTAGCATAATAATCACTAACGGCTCTTTCCCCGGAGGCGTGATTGCTTGCGCCGTTCGTCACAAATACACTATGGCTATTGCCAGTCCAGTCACTCATAGTTTTTACCACTCTTCGCGCATATAGCGCACAAATAACCATACAAATATCACTGCGCCGATAAAGGGCAGTGCGAGTAGTACTACCACACAACCGATTATCGCAAATGGCGCAACGATGATTAACTCAAGAAAATCTCTCATGGCAAGAAAAAGTTAGATATTTAGAACTCTTCTACCTCATCTGCCTTTTGAGGAGCTTTCTTTTGACTTACGAGAGCCTGTGCTACGGCAGGTTGCGGAGCAACCTTTGCTTCAACCCTCTGAACAGGTACTTCCTCCTTTATATCATCCACATTTACTTCCTGCACCGGTTCAACCTCAACGGATGAATCATTATCCATGTATTCCGGTGCCGCCTCGTCAAGATTGGAAATATCGCCCTTCACAACGGCTTGGTCGAAAGTTACCATCTGCTGCATCTCAATGGATTTTGGTGCCCACTTTACAATCAATCGCTTTAGAACGGTTTTCTTTGCCATAGCCTCGAAATCATCCACCCAAAGACCATATCCTTTTTTGTAGGTTTGAGAATACTTCTTGGCGTGCTTTTCAAGTTCCTCGCGGCTCATGTACTCCACCTTCTCAAATCCGTTTGTCAAGCGAAAATACGCCATGACACCTATCATCTTGTCGGACTTCTTCGCATCCTCATCAAAAACATATTCTCCGGTAAACTTGTTCTTCTTAATGAGCTGCCCCTCGTACACAATCTCGTTGATTACCTGCTGGCACTGACCACTGCGTAAGAACAACTCCGTCCATCCGCGCACCATAATCTGTAATTGTGCGTGACAGCCATCTTTTGAATTAAATGGAACCAATGCCGCATAACCTAAGTTGGCATTAAGTGGCATATCCATAGCTGCGGCAATGGCGGCACCCATAATAATGGAGTTTACATCCGCTTTCTGCAAAATTGCGCTGCTGTTTACAACGCTCGTAATACTTGTAATGAATTGAGGGGCACGCTTACCCAACATCTCTTGAAATTTTTGAACTACCTTCGGCGTTTTAAGTGTTGCTGCCAAAGCAGGTAGATTGCTGTTTTCGTTAGCCATATCTTTTTTTTATTTAAAAAGCCTCCAATGTGAGCCGCGACGCATCAACAATGGAGACTTCTTTTAAAACTTTTTCTTCTTGTTCGGCGAATGTCGCGGTATTCGTCTTTAATCAACGCTGCAAAGTTACAGCCTTTTTTCTTACTATGCAAGTATTTTTATATGTTATACAACATAAAACTAAAAAAATCTACTTTCCTTGTCTCTTGCAGCTTCTTTTACTCTTTTCTCTGCAATGCAAAAAAAACTTCTGTTCCAACTCTATCCCAATGCCGCTACGGTTGGTGTTCAAGCAAGCCACCATCGTACTGCCACTACCCATTGTCGCATCAAGAACCGTATCACCTTCGTTTGAATAGGTCTTTATAAGATATTCCAACAAAGGTACTGCTTTTTGCGTAGGATGGTAAAAGTTCCCGTTCTTATGCTCTTTTGAGATAGATATTATACTTGTCGGAAATTTCTCATCGGATATAATAGTAGGCGTTTCAACAAAGCTGCCGTAACAGGAATTTAAACTCGGCTTATGATTGTTTCCCTTACTGTGATTTCTTTTGTGTGGTTCGCATTTCTCCATTTGCGGATTATAGGTCGGCAGCTTGTCGTAGAACACGCAAATATCTTCGTGTCGGCGCAAGGGCATACGATTTGCGTTTAAGAAGCCGGTAGAAGCTACCTTATCCCATATAAGGTTGTATCGCCACCATGTAGGATTGCTCATCATGAGCTTTGCCGTAAACATCCCCTGCGAAAATAGTAAAATCGCCCCACCGGATTTAATTACTCGCTTAAACTCCACCCATAGTTTATCGAGCGGTAACATCTTATCCCACGTGGCGTTTTCGTTCGCTTTATTAAGCACTTCGTAGGGTAGGTCGGTTAGTATTAGGTCTACACTTTTATCTTCTATTGTGGGTAATATTTCAAAGCAATCACCACGCCTTAAATCTATCATACACTTCTCGTTTTTTTAAAAAGGACAATTATTCTCAACTTCCGGCTGCGGTGGCGCAAACGGCATATCCGGGGTAATACAAAAAGCGGAACTTCCCTCCGATACCTCGTAGCTCGAAGCAATACCTTGCATCGTCATTTGTTTCTCGCTCACCTGCCAGTTGTAGTTTATCACTTCGTATGGGTCGCTCTTTAAACGATTGCTCTCCATCTCAAACCAAAACTTTACTATCTTACCTACGGCAGCACCTTTGTCACGACACTTTCCGATTTCAAGGATGTTTGTCGCTTCGCTGTTTAGAATATCCTGTATGGTCGCTTGTGGATAAGTGTTTTTTGCCTGCTGTTCAAACTTATCCTTATAGATTCTACTGACAAGCCAGACGTTCTGCGCATAGTTTGAAATATCACCGCTACCGCTAATAGATTCTACATCCAGCCATTCACGCTGTTTGTTCGGATGAGCAACCAAATATACATGGATGTTGTACCGCTTGGCAAGTTGCGTGAGTTTTTGCAAAAGTATCTTTTGGTTTTGCCACTCATCCCTTGCGCCCAGTTCTTCAATAGACATAGACATCAGATTGTCAAATACGGCAATATCCAATCCCCATTGTTGTATCAATTCTTTTATTCGCTCTTCAATATCCAAGTATATCTGGCTGTAATTATCGCTATAAATGCGTAGGTACTCATCCAGCCACGGGTCTATCTTTTCGCTTATCGTGTTCGGTGTGTAGTAGTAGTTGTTAAACTTGCTCTGTAGGTTAAACTGTTTTCCTGCAGCTTGTAGTGTTAGCCATGTTTTTAACTCGCTTTCCGACATCTCACCGCTCCAATATCCAATCTTATATCCTCTTTGTGCGGCGTTTAGGATAATCTCGTTCATAAGAGTAGACTTAGCACATCCTCTTCTTCCGGTCAAGACGGTCACGTGCCCCCTCTTAGCTCCTATTATCAGATTGTCGATGGTCGGTATTCCCGTGGCTATATAATCGTCTGCCGAAAGCTCCGTCTTTCTAATCTCCGACATCTTCTTCCACGGATTGCCCTTCTCCTTTGTTACGGATTCCGGAACAAACTCCCGTTTCATGCCGTAGTAGTTGCTCTTATGCACAAACTCAGCATACGTATCTTTTGAGTATGCGTCCGGGTCAAATTTTAGACGAAAATCTTTAAAGGTAAAATGTCGGTCGGAATTGTGTAGACACACGTACTGGAACCCCTTCCCTTTAAAGTCAAAAACTGCCGCATCGGGAGCTTTGTGCTCCGGATTAAAGACGCACTCTTTTAGAACGTACTTAATATAGTCATTTGTTTCTACCTTCTTTGTGTACTCTATATTGTACTTTACCAAAAACTCTTCCAAGTTAAAACTATCGGATGAGCGGTAGTGATTCTCACGACTTGGCTTCTCTATCTCCGGCTCCGCTATCTTCGCTACACGCTCTATGTAGACATAGCTGGTCGGCTTTATCTCGTCCGGTACGCTTACAAAATGAGCCATGCGCCAAGGTCTCTCCTGTGTATTTGAACCCTTCATGTTTACCGTATAGAAGAGGCGAGAGATACGAGCAGGATTACCTACGGTAGAATCTATCTTTACTCTTTCGTCGGAAAACATCAATCCTAATGCGTCCAAGAAACTCTTTATCAGCTTGTGCCTTTCTTCGGTATTCTTCATCTGTATGCGGTACAGCATGTGTACGCCACTACCACTCACACCTACGATGGGTCTTTCAAAATTCTCATTTCTAAGATAGGCATAAATAGCGTTGGCTTTCTTCTTTGCGTATTCCAACTCCTCATCGGTAGACATAACGCCTGTCGGTTTCTCGCAATCGCAGTCTATCAATATCCAATCAAGGCTCACTATATCCTTATCTGCAGTAGTGACCGCATTCATTTCAAAGTGGTCTTTCTGCTTTCTCGAATATAAAGCCTTATCAATGCCATTTAGCGTATAATAGCAATTGCATTGAGGGTATTTGGCAAGCTCTCTGACAATCGTATCAATGTCCGTAAAGTAGCCGGAGTATATCTTCTTTCCGTCCATAAGACGCAATTCGACAAGCTCGCAGTTGTTCTTCATTACATCGTACCATTGTCGCAGACCTTCTATCTGTTGTTCAGTCATACTTCTTCTCGACATCTTAAAGTCAGGTTGCAAAGATACGATTTTTATAATATCCTTGCAACCTTTGACCGATAAATATTTTAAAACTACCAACCAATTGGAGAGAGTAGTTTATTAGCTCTTCATGCGTCTTTAGGCTCGTCAAACGTGTTCATAACGCGGTATCGTTCACTGTTTAACGCATCTTCCTCCGTTACGTAATAATTGCCGATTTCGTAGCGTTTATTGTGCATAGAGCCGTTCACATTATCCAAGCAGGATTCAACCGTTCCTTCGGATGTAACAAAGAAATAGTATTTCACTCGCTTACGCGGATAGGTCAAATCCTTTTCTTCAAAATCAAACGGATCGCCTTGCTCATCGTCAATCACACACTCAACCGTTCCGCACTCATGCAGGGAGACAACTCTCATTACCGGGAGAATAGCTCCGTTGGTAGAATGAGGCTGCACCATATCTCCAATTCTAAGGTCTTGTACTTTAATCATAACTATTCTGTTTTCTATTTGTATCGAATTGTTCCTTTATCGCTATAATAATCAATAATCTTACCGCAAAGTAAACTCTCGAAGAGATCCACCAAAGCTCCGGTCAAATCGGTGTCGCTATTTTTTGACACCAACTCCGTACCCGAATCATTTTTATATCCAACATTCCACGATGTATCATCTGCACTGAATGTTAGATAGTATGAATTATCTCCAAACTTCAACACATTGGGGAGAAGCTCCAACAAGTTTTCAAATGTCCAAATGGGATATTCTCTTCCGTCTACTATGCGGATGTAATTACTGGTTGCCGTAATAAGTCCGGCTTCCGTTAAACGCTTGCTTTCATTAATGCTTGTCGTTCTCATACGCACTTAGTTTACTTACCAGTTCATCTGCCATTGATACCACCTCTACCATCGTCCAGCTGCATCCGCTATTGATTTTAGCGAGCAGGATAGACTTGGCTGCATCGTAGCGCAAATCATCTATGCTGTTCTTTTTTCTCGGCAGTGCGATGTTTACAATCTGTTCATCAACGTCTTTTACCTGTCGGTCTATGTCGGCTTGCGTTTCGTCCATCACGACAACTACCCCATCGACACAAATATCCATGCGAGTAACAACGCCCCAGCCTAAATTTGTCTTTACTTTCATTTCTATAAATCCTTTTTAAGTACACTACTAAAATTACCAAACTCAAATTCGTTATATCCACGGCTTACATAATAGTCAAGCACCTCGTAGGGAGTATCACGTTTATCCCATTCTAAGATAGCGGACTTGTGACCTCGCTGTTTAATAATACTCTCCGCAATATCAAGGAGTTTCTTTGCTCGTCCTTGCCTACGGAAATCTTTATTCACCCAAAGCGCATAAATAAAAGCCGTACCGCCCCATTTTTGCTCTTCATCGTATAATTCCATCTGTACACTGGCTACACCGTCAAACAAGAGAACTCTTGTCGTGTTGTGCCATTTTTGCTCTTGTACATGGACTAATCCGGTTGGGATTTCGTCTATTATTGCTACTGCTTCTGCCATGCAAATTGCTTTTTTAAAAACTCGTTCTTTTCAATTTCAATCGCAAAATCGGACTCGGTAAGGCGAGTATCAAAGTCTGTAATAAGTGCCGTTATACAAGCTCCCCTATTATCGTCTACACTGAACGGGATAGCATATATGCTGTAATTGTTAGTATGTAATAATACCGGGCAGTGTTCGTGCAACCAATTGCGCTCCACAAAATCGTGAACAAACTCGCTGTCAGTAATTCGTGCGATTTGGTCTTTTTCCTGCTCGCTACAACAACCTTTGATAGTCATAGCGTAATGTCCTGCACATCCACTCGTGCCATAATAAATTATTCGTTCCATAACTCTTCAATCTGTTTGCGAATTTTCTGAATTTCTTCGTCTATTTCTTTGCGTATCTGCTCATCGTGTCTTTTCAGTATGTGGCAAATAGGGTTGAGCTTCCATATAGGTCTATCCAACCAAGACACAAGATTATCTTTGGCAATATACAAAAGACGATGGCTGCACATATCCCCGATTTCTATCTTCGCTTCATTCAGCCCCTCAAGCCGATTATTCAGCTCAATCGCTTTCTTAAAATCTTCATCTTTCATCACCTAACATCTTTAATAATTGTTCAACCTTCCACATATCTTCTAAGCACTTGTATCGCTTTATACACACTTTTACGCCATTGTTGAATACTGCATTTACAACAATCCCGTTAGGAAATACATCTTCAACCTTTCGCTCAAACCCAATCGGTCTATAAATACCGCTGCAAAAATCGCGCCCAACTCTTGCGGCGTGACTGTTCTCGTCCTGCCACTTCTCAAAGTATTCCAAGTCCTTCTCTACTTTGCGAATCTCCGCTTGATACTGGCGGATGGTGGACTTGTAAACGCTTACCTTCCACCTGTGCCATAAATAACAGCAGACTGCCGTAAACAGCGCAACAAACGCACAAAAACATCCTATCATCATTTTATTTCCTCCCCTCTGTCATTCATGTCCGATACATTATCTGCAACCCATAAATCCCATTTTGACACAAGCTCGCGTGAAAGATATTCTCTGCGCTTTTCTCTAACCCAATCAATCACAAATGCCATGCTATCCATATCGAAGATTATCACGCCAAAAGACTTGCTGAAAGGGAGTATTTCGACAACATCATACTCATATATAGGCGTTCCGCAGTAGTCTTTTATTCCGGTGAACTGACCAACTGTTGCTTTTCGCACCTTGTTGGTGTAGAATCGCCTGCCGTATTCGGATTTGTCTATGTCGCTCATTTGAGATACTATAAAGCACTCGCCTTCTTTGGATTCAACATATCCTCCATACGTCCATTCGTTGGTGTCGCATCGCTTGCCCCTAAACATTATTTGTCTCATTTGTCACCTCCTTCATTAATCGAATCCAAATACTTATCCAGCGCGTAAATCACCTTATCGGGTATTTGCTTTGCTTTATCGTTGCTCTTCACGTAGTCTATCGTGCCGCCTACTCCGTAAATGATAAAAGCCTGCTTGGAGTCAGGAGTAAGAATGAAACAGATTGCGCTCAATGCGAGTACAGCAAATGCAACTCTGAACATTCTTTTTCCTTTTCTCCTTTCTTCTTCACCATCGTCGGGGTCTAATGAATACCCGGTAATAAAACCGGCTATTAAAGGTACAACGGAAAGAAGCATTAATGCGATAAATACTCCGCATATCGCATCAAGTCTTGTAATCCAATACAACTCACTCATTTGTCACCTCCTTCCTCAACTTTCGGCGCATTCGGGAGCTTCATCCAGTGAGTACAGTGTGAAAATACAGCTTTATTGTTCCACGCAATTACGCCGTAATCGTCTATTTCTCTTTTATCAATACCCATGGCGGTATATCCATATCGTGACGCAGCAGCAATAAGAACGTACTCTCCTACTTCCGGCAGTCTATCCTTAAAACTTATCCAATGCGGATGTTCCTCTGACCATTTCACACCCTTCTCGAATGCGTCCACACCAGAATCGTCCAATGCAGTCAAATCAACCGCAGCAAGTCGTACTTCTCTTTCGCGACCTGTCAAACCCTTGGCAACGTCTACGTTTAGAATCTCAGCTGCACTGCAAATTTTTCCTTCCGCAGGCTTAGCATACTTGTAAGGTTCATCAGATACCTCCACATTTATTTCGCCACTCTTTATCTTCCAAAAATCATCGTCCATATCAATAATGATTTATTCGTTCAACATTCATTACTCTAATCATAAACTTGCGAGCTTCCTCTTCCGAGGCTTCACCACGGACTGAACCTTTACAAAAGTTTCCAAAGTCACTGGCTCGCTCTATCTTACCATCGCAAGTTTCACCAATCAATACTCCGTAGCCATCACCTCCAATATATCCGTCATGGATAAAAACGTGACCACTACCATCGACAAGAAATGCTCCTGCCTTGTATTCACTTTTTCTCATATCCTTAATCCTTAAATTTGTAATCTCGTTTTTTACACCAAATGAGAGCCTTCACGAGCAAGCCGAACAAATCGTTCTCGCCCATGAATGTTACCACTTCTTGTCCTCCTTCGCCTTTATCGAGCGGAAGATACAAGGTGAGCATATACCCCCTTACGTCAATTAGCTTGTATCGTATCGGCATATAGTCCAGTAACGCCATCAAACTCCATGCAGGACAATCACTCTCGTAGCTGTGGTCAAAATATCCGTCACTCTTTAATCTTAGTGACACATCATAATCGCCACCTTCTTCCTTATACTGTTCCGCTTCTTCATACGAACACTGGTTGCCATCATCGGCTGTAAAAATGTAGCACATATCCGCAGTGTAACTCGGAATACCTGCATCAAGCAATCTCTTAGACTGCTCAATCGTTGTTGCTGTCTGTATCATTTCTCGTAATTATATTTATATTTAACTCCTATCACTTCGCCACGTCTTACGCCATTATCAACGCATACAACATAGACGAACTTCTTGAATTTTCTGTAAGGGTTCTCAATCTTGAATACGCCACTCTTCATGGG